CTCAATGCTTAATAACGATTGATTAGCTTCAAGCTGTAAAATCTCTAGACAACACAGGAAATCCTCCACTCACTACCATAGTGAGTTGGGACTTCTTATGATGCGTCGAAATCTAGTGGGTATCTACCTACTCTTCGTCCGTCGTAAGGGTGTTCCAACCCCTCGGGATTCCAAGTCCATAGATTTTTAATATAACCACTGAATACGCTTCATGGCGTCGTTCATTATTAGGCACGTTTCGGCTTCCATTTAATCTTGTTGACCAGGATGAACCCTTTGGGGCACCCTATAAGACAAGAACACATCACATTAATTACAAAACCAAGCCCTGAGTGGACTTGGACATGTGAAGCTGGAACATAAAACGAGAGTCAAAAACCTCTCTACAATCAGAATACAAGCGGACATAACGATAAATTTCATTGTCCACACTGAAACGCTTCTTACATTCACGAGTGAAGATCTTTTTACATCTTCTGACGGCATTCATCCAGTAGGAACGATTACGATAATAAATCTCGTTCGTACCATCCTCAATCATAGCAGCTCTCTGCTCAGTGTCCAACTCAGGACACTTCAAGTGGTCTTTTAGGTCACTTGAGAAGAGCGTCGCTATGACAAGGACGGATTTGAACTCCTCCCAACAATGGAGAGGTGTATCGTAGTTCCTCAAAGCATAACCAGCCTTCTTCATCAACTCCTCACCTAGGGACTCTGAAGTCCAACAATTAACTTTTTTAAGGTTAATGGGGGGAGGAAGGGGAATTCCCTTTCGAAGAACTGGAATGTTCTGGAAAATTGCCGAACAGATTCTCTTATCAATAAGAGAGATCATGTTCTCACCCGTGCGTGAAGGCAAACCGAGACCGCCATAACTTTTTGGCACGTACCATGGAAGACCGCATCGGTCTAACAGGTCCCTATTCTCTCGGAAGAATCGATCATAACACACTTTCTTCAATTCTAAAGGTGCCTCTGCAACAAATTGTTTGCAACGCTGACCAATGTCAGCCAGCTTATAGGCATCGGGTTGTTCCTTGGTATCGGCAACACTGCGGGGATTTCCTGAAATCAATGAATGATTTACAACAGGTATCCGCATAAACACACTCTTACAGAGTGTTGGTAATTGGTTTAACACATCAACCTTCGAAAAGGGTATGTATTGTGTATCATATTCTGGAACTCTCAAATAATTCATTGAGTTTATCTGGAGAATCTTATCGTGTAGAAAAAACTTTCCTACAGAAGGCTTAAGGCCCGATAAAGTTCCCAATGTCTTCCACAATTGAAGGACATTATGATTTGCCAGAAATAGACAATCATCACCATTTACCAAGAGAGGAAGTTCTTTCAAAGTATAGAACTCCCAGGGTCCTTGAACACATTCAAAACTGAATGCGCATAGAGCAGCATTAATCACACACAAAACTATCAATGATGTAACACTACCCATTAACTGTCCATTTTTCTGATGGAAAGGACCCACCTCTTGTTGCCACTTACGATAGGGCTGATAATATACGTG